TCAGGACTTGCCGGACGAGTTCGGCTTGCTGCGCCATCGGGCCCACCATACGGCCAGCTTGCGCCGCCGTCGGCGCATCGAGGGAATGTCGTGCGAAAGCACGAGCAGGCCCAGAGGAACCATCCAGAAGCCCAAGATCGGTAGAAAACCGAGCATACCGCCGAAGACGAGCAGAACGCCGATGAGGACGCGCAATGCCGGCGAATTGGGCAGGCTCATCCGCCATTTGCCAAGCACGATCTCACGCGTCTTGGGATCGATGCCAAAATGCTTCTTCTTGCCTTCGGTCGCCATCACTCTTCTTTCGTACCAATGACCCCACAGTTGGTGCCTTCTCCACAGGGCGGCAACCGCCTACCGTCATTTTTTTTGAAAAACCGCTTGGCAAATCGGAAAAGCATTTGTATTAGCAGCCTCACTTCTGCGGCGCAGATGATCCCTGGTAGCTCAGCGGTAGAGCACTCGACTGTTAATCGATAGGTCGCCGGTTCGAATCCGGCCCGGGGAGCCAGTTTCCGAAATAAGTGTCTGTTTTTGTTGAAAAATCTGAAAACAGACACTTTTTCCCCTCTTTCCCTCCCCACTTTCAAAGGTGCGCTAATCGGCGCGAATCCAGTTCTGGATCTGCGGAATTGGCAGGAGTGGATGAGCGCCATTGCCCCAAGACCTGGCCAATTTCTGAACATTTCCTTCTTGCATCGAATCGGATGCTGATCGTCTTCGACGTTAAGGGGGCGCATGACGCGCGCGCGGTCGATCACATTCCTGTGATTGTGGGGCGCAACAGGCGCATGGTCCTATCGGAAACGGCAGAGAGAAGAGTCGCAATAATCGCGCCGGCCCTGGGTGACTTTGAAATGGTGGAAAGGGGAGAGAATTAGCGTCTCCTCCGATTAAGAGAGGCCGATATCCTCCCGGTTTCTCTGAGCTCCTTCACCATTGCCCGAGCTGCCGCCAAGGAAGCCTTTGCTTCGTCATCTGGATGTAACGGCGCCTCGCTCGGATCGGGTTCGACCACACAAAGTCGCTGCATGTCCTCAATCGCGGCCAGCGTCGTGAAGTCCTTGCCGGCAATCCGCATAAGCTTGAGCCTGCCGCGCTTGGCCTCACGGCGAAGTCCAGCAGGTGTAATCCCTCCGTGCGGAAATGCGATCGGGATGATGTCCTTGAGACGCATGGGGGCGTTTGGGTCGGGTCTATGTTTGTCGGGCTCCGGCATCTGAATTCCTCGCTTTCCGGCAACCAGCGGTCCCCGGCGCCTGCATCCCCTGCCAGTGTCGCTTCGGTCGCCGCTAAAAATTCAAGTAGATATCGAGGCCCGGTCGGCGGCGGTATCGGTAATCGCCGCTGTAGCCGTAGTCCCGGCCGTAGTCATGGCGCGGGTAACACCTGCCGTAGTAGCGGCACGAACGCCAAGCATGGCGCCTGTTCCAGTGGCTGTCTCGCCAATTGCGTCGATGATTGACCTGCTCTACGGAATCCGTCTGCACTTGCGCCGGCTGAGGCGCGTAGATGGGCGCAGCCGTCACCGGCAAGGCGAAAGACGTAGCAAGAACTACGCCTGTGAGAGCGGATAAGAACTTGCTCATGAAGGTATCCTCCTCGGTGCCAACGAAATTGGACCTTGGAGGCTGAACCGCCGATGAATGATTGTCCGCATCGCAGAAAAAGCCCCTCGCCCGCGAAGAGCGAGGGGCTGGCGCCAGCGTAGGCCGTCGCCGTGAGCGCGTTGGTCCGGTGGTGAGCCGGCAGCCTTGTGGCTGGTGGTGGCAATCTGCGCTCGATGTTCTTTAAAATTCCTTGCGCCGCCAGGACGCGTAACTCAGCCAGTCACGCTCGCCGCGCGTATTGTTGCAGTGCTTGCACGCCATAGCCAGATTGGCCGGATGGCCCGTGCCGCCATCAGCGCGGCGCTGCAGGTGTTCCAGTGTGGCTGCGTACGGCCGGGCAGCGTCGTATGGTCGGTACGTCAACACAACGTGCTCTCCGCAGTAGCAGCAGCGCCCTTGCTGCTGCCAGAACAGAAGCCACCTGAAATACCGTACAGCGCGCGTATCCATCGCTGCCTCCATTTGGTCGGCTCGGGCGGCGCCGAGTCTTGGTCTCGGCTGCCGCAGGTCGGCACGCCTGAAACTTAGGCGGGCTGCAGTCGCTCCGTGGCCTTTTGGATCTGATGAATCTGAAACGCCAGTTCCTCGATGCCCGACTGGTCCAGCAGCTTGAACTCGAGCAGATCTTCCATGGCCTTCAGGTTGCTGAATACCTCTCCGATTAAGGTAACGGCGACCTTCGCCTGCATCTGGAGATCGTAGGCATCCTGCGACCAAGGGCGGTGCGGGCTGCTGTCATCAGCGCCCTGCACCTGTTCGCGGCCAGTCTCAGCGGACTGGCGTCTTAATCTCATGCCCTCTTCGGGTTCAAAGGCGATCGTCGGAACGGGTCTTAATCTTGCAATCTTCGCGGTCATGTTGGTCTCCTCGTGTTGTACTTCGGTCTGAAGTATGCATATTAGATGCAACATCGCGCAAAGTATGTCAACACAAAAAGTGCAACTAGGTGTTTTTTATGATTACTCCGGCACAATGCCGCGCCGCGAGGGCGTTGATCGAGTGGCCCAGGGAGCAACTTGCCGAGGTTTCAAGGGTGGCGCTCCGCACCATTGTCGATTTTGAGCGGGGAGCGCGATCGCCGCGGGAAGTCACGTTGATCGCGATACAGGCTGCCCTCGAATCGGGAGGCATAGCCTTTCTCGACAATGGCGATGTTTCTTCCGGTCTAGGCGTTGCGCTCAGGGATCGTCAAGGTTGAGCACCTCCGATGGCTGACAATATTTCGGATGAGATTTACGTCCTCGAGAAGGTTACATCCGGCGCGTATGAAATGGTCGATTCCTTTCCCGTTTCGGCCATGCTGGGGATGGTGCCGAGTATCGGAGATCAACTTACGCTGGATCTTTACGATGACGACGAGGGGGACGGCATCGCCGTCGCTAAGGTCGTGGGGCGGCATTTTGTGCGGTACATTATGGAGAGGACCGGGGACGAGTGTTACGCATGGTTCCTCTTTGTAGAGACAATCAAACCTGATGAGGCGCACGATCTGGCTGATGCATTCGGCAAGGTCTTCAGACAGGAGTTCAGGGATCTGCTGTGGACATCCAAGCCATCTCCGCCGATCCATGATCCAGTGCCGCCACCAAACCTTCGGAAATCCAAACGCATCAGTTACAAGATGAAGGACCCGGCATATTGGACGCCTGAACGGAAAGAAGCGATGCGCAAGAAACGGGAGGCGCGCCTAGCAAGGATGGGCGATGCTTCGAGGCCGGGTAAGACCGATTGATTCCCCTCCCCAAGCGCGCCCAAGGGCTGCATAGTTCTTGACGGCGCAATCTCGCGCCAATAGCTTACAACTCGCGGCCCACCAATCCGCAAGCCGTTCGCGGCACCACCACACAAGAGGAGACGACAATAAAGCGGTCGGCATTCGTGCCGGCGGCAATCGTCTTAATTCTGTTGGAGGTGCTTATGGCGCCAACTAATCCCCTCGACACCATCTACACCGCCGAAGAGGCTGCGAAGCGCCTCCGCCTGACCAATCGCGGTGTGATCAAGCTTGGCAAGGAATATGGCCTGTGTTCGCGGTCAGGCCGCAACTATCTCTTCTCCGAAAGTGATCTGTTGGCCTTATGGCAGGCTCTGCGAGAGCCGCCAAAAGTGCCGAAACTTCCGGCAGCGAAAGCGCATGTCTCTGATCTGAGGCTCTACAAGGCGCTTACCGCCAAAAAGAAGGGGCCCGGTCGGTCGAAATGGGAGGCCACCAATGCCAAGAACAAAGAATTGCGCGAGGCCACAAAGGCGGCAGTCGAGAAATGGAAGGACGACGAACCGCTGGATCACAGCAATCGAGATCCGGCTTATTGGACCCCTGAACGGAAAGAGCGTCGACGGTTAGAAAGCCTGGCGAAGAAAAGGGGATGGATGGCTCGAACATGACCGACAATGACTTTCTAGACAGCCTCCTCACACCGGAAGAAATCGCGCGGCGCATCACCGCATCGAGCGGCGTCAAAATGACGGCGCGCACGGTGTGGGATAAAGCCAGGCGAATTGGCGTGGCCAAGAAGATTGGCAGGTCAATGCTGATATCCATCGAGGATGTTCCGGCGCTTCTTCGGGAGGAGAAGCCCAAGAGAAATGCCTACCTTTATGATCCGATTTCGGCGCCGACAATCGTACATCGGCCTGGCGATGCACTGGCAGCGTTGAAGCGAGCCAGAAAGAAACGCCAGAAGACGCGGCTGGAGAAGGTGAAGTGAACCTGCCCTCGGCGCGCCTCCTCACCAAAACGCAAGCCGCCAGTTATTGCGGCCTGTCACCAGCGACATTCGGCGGCGTCTGCCCTGTAAAGCCGATTGCACTCGGTGAGGGCGTCCGCATGCACAGATACGACGTTCGCGACATCGACAACTGGATAGACGGTTTCAAGACCGGCGGCGCTGTGCCGCCATCCAAGTTTGAAGAGCTCATCAACAAGCTATGAACACGAATAACTCCCCTCGCCTCATCGGCCGCAAGGAAGCTGCCGCATACTGCGGCATCTCGCCGACCTGTTTCTCGATGTGGGTGGCCAGCCACAAAATGCCGCCGGCCATCCCCGGCACGCGGAAGTGGGACAAGCGAGCGATTGACGCCAAGCTGGATGAGATCAGCGGGCTCGATGTTCGCGAGAAGCAGGCTGAAACCGGCTTACAGAAATGGAGGCGTGAGCGCGACATGCGGCGAGCAGCACGAGAAGCGCGTTGATCGCAACCACCTGTGCAATGACTTCGGTCTCCCCTTCCCCACAGCGTGCGGCCATGCTTAGTTGCGCGCGGGCTAAATTTCTTCTTTGAGGGGCATTACATGAAAATCCGTCTGATCGTGCTGGCGTCCGCGCTGGCGATGGCTTCTTGCGCAAAACGTCCTGACGCAATCGTGCCGGTCGATATCCCGATGGCAGCGTACAGCAATCAGAGCTGTCAAGGTCTGGCGCAAGAGCTGATGAAAGAGCAGGCCAATCTTGCCGCTGTTTCAAAGCAACAGAACCAGGCGGCGACGGGCGATGCGATCGGCGTATTCCTGGTCGGTGTACCTGCTTCCAGCACCTTCGGCGGAGACAAGGAAGGCCAGGTCGCCGTTTCGAAGGGCAAGGTGAACGCGATCGAGTCATCGATCAAGGCGAAGGGCTGTAAGTAGCAATGTCCCTCTAAGCTAACAATCCGGTATCTGCCACTTGAGTGTTTACGGAGAGGCTGGAATGGAAGAATTCTGGGTACATTTCTGGTCGGTTTGGGAGTGGGGTAAATCGACGCTGGCCCTCCTGGGCTTGGGAGGTGTCACAGTCGGTGGCGCGGCTGCTGTCGGCTACGGCCTTTTCAAATGGTTGGGGGAGAAATGGATCGACCAAAAATTCAAGAAGCAGATGGAAACTTACAAGATAGAGCAGTCGCGCGAACTGGAACGTTTGCGCCATAAGATCAACGGGGTCTTCGACCGAACCATTCGGCTGCATACCAAGGAGTTCGAAGTGCTGCCGGATCTATGGGGCAAGCTGGTCGAAGCGCATGCGTGGAGTGCAAACTACATTTCGATGTTCCAGGAGTATGCCGATGTCGGGAGGATGGATAAGGAGGAGCTCGAAGAATATCTGGCAGGCACGACTTTCATGAAGGTGCAGAAGCGCGACATTAGAGATGCCCCGAATGGAGCTGAGAGGCTAAAAACCTTTACCAAAATCGCCGACCTACACCGACACAACGAAGCTGCCGAAAAGATCAGGACATTTGCAACAAGCCTGCGTAAGGACGGCATTTTCGTGAAGCCGGAGATCAAAGTAGACATGGATGAGCTGCTGAAGCTTATTCGAGACGCGGTGCTCGAAAAGCGGATGAACGAGCAGGATGACATCAGGCCACGTCTGAGGAATGAATTCAAAGGGTTCAAAAACGAAGCGCAACAACTACTCGAAAAGATCGAGGCAATGATCGCCGATCGCCTATGGGACTCAACGACCACAGAAGTCTAAGAGAGGCTGTCGGGACAAGGCTGAAGACGCGCATTTTTGCCTTCTCGAAGGCACGTTGCTCGCGAAGAACGATGATTCATGTTAGCTCGAACACCACCGCCTCATTCTCCCGCTCCCGTATTTCCTCGGCCTAGGCGACCAGCACCGGACCAGTGAAGATGGCGCCCTTTCGCTGCCCCACCTACCCAGCTCCGTCGGCGTCAACATCTATGTACCGCCCAATCGACCGTAGGTAGGCCACGATCTCCGACTTGAGGAAATCACGGTCGCCGTAGGTTTCCTCAATCTGTTCCAGTTTGCGCTCTACCTTCGCATACTCAGCCGGGGAAAGGTCTGCGTCCCCGAGCACGTATTTGTCGTGACCGACCGCACAGATACCGCAGCCGGTCTCCATGATTTCATCGACGAAGGCGGGAATGTCACTCTCCTTCATCAGCTTTTGTTTGATGCTCTGCGCCATAGGGTTGCTCTCGTTCGCGAATTCGCGCGTAGATTAGACAGGCTGCCGCATCACAGTAAACTCGTAAGAAGTGACAATCCTCGAACCGAGTTCGCCCCGGTTCGTTCCATCAATGCCGCCCCTCGCTGCTCGTGCCTTTGCGTTTTCTACATCAGCTCGAACACTGCCGCCTCGTCCTCCCGCTCCCTTATCCCTTTGAACGACGCATGCCGCAGCTTGCCATCATCCGTCCAGGCGCGATACTCGACCTCGGCGACGAGCATCGGCTCGACAAACACTGCGGCTTTTCTCCTCAGGGCTACGGCCGGCGATTTCGTCGCCATCCCCTCGAGGAGCTTCCGCAGCTCTCGCGAGAGATCGTGCGACCAGCCCGTGCCGCAGCCGCCGACATAAACGAGCTCGTCGCCCTGGCGCGCGGCCAGCAGCAACCGGCCGAGATGACCAGGCACAGTCGACGGCTCGAAGCCCACGACCACGAAGCTATCCCGGCGCTTGCAGGTGATCTTCTGCCACCACTCGCCGCGGCCGCTGCGATATGGCTTCTCGATGTGCTTGGCGATGATGCCTTCGAGGCCGTGCTCGCAGGCGACGCGGAAGAACTCGTCGCCATCTGCCTGCACCTCTTCCGACAGCCGAACCGCCCCTTCCCTACCGGCGACGAGCGGCTCGAGCAATTGCCGGCGCTCCCGCAACGGCAGCCGGCGCAAATCGCGGCCATCGAGATAGAGCAAGTCGAAGGCAAAGAAGACGATGGCGCCTGCTTCGACCGCCGACGGCAAGCGCCCGAGCGCACGCTGCAGCATCCCGAAGTCCGAACGGCCCCTGTCGTCGAGCACGACCGCCACCCCGTCGAGGATGGCTGTCTTGACCGCGAGCCGCCGCGCGTCGTCGACAATTGTCGGAAAGCGTTCTGTCCAGTCGTAGCCGCCGCGTGTGAGTATCCGCACCCGGCCATCCTCGATGTGGACGGCCAAGCGATATCCGTCCCATTTCACCTCGTAGGCCCAGTCAGGCCCCTGCGGCGGCTTGTCGACGAGCGTTGCGAGGCAGGGGTCGACGCGCGCCGGCATGGGATCAGGCGATGAAATCTCGGGCGGTTTCTTGGCTGACGGTTTCGCCATGACCAATCAACGCACAGGGAAGCAGAATCGCCGCGTTTGACATCGGAAGAAAGACTCCCAGTACCCGTCGATCGACGGGTACTGTTTAGTACACTAAACCTGCTTAGCCTGGGTCATTGATCTGAAAGGCCCAGCCATCTTCGGTTTTATACGAGCGCTGCCAATTATAAGAATCTTTGTCGTCCCACTCCATCTCGGACCACGGGCCGAAGCAGTTATTTTCGTGCGAGCATAAAGCCTGAATGTAATTTGGAGGCGACGACCCGTCGCTTCCAGAAATACCGCCGTTTTCATTATTAACCGAAATGCTGTCAGCGTAGAACTGGCCGTTATACCAATCGCCGCCGGAGAGTCGCCGATGAGTGATTCCTAGGTATCCGCTGTATTGCTGATTGCTGGCGCCATGCACGTAAACAGAGAATGCAACAAACTTGTCCTTGTTGACGCACCCGTAACCGTCATAGTCGTAAATGCTATTAGAATCGTCCCACTTTACTGTGTAGGTCTGCCTAGGACCGATGGTCTGAGGCCAATTCACGCTCGTGCCGCTCTCGATGCACCTGCTGATGGTTTTCGTAATTTCGACCGTCTTGTCTGTGTTGTTGATAATGTCAAATTGATGCGACCCCTCGGCGTAGGCCGCGGTCGATCCAACGAGCGAAACACTTGCAGCTATGAAGATCCGCGCACGCAGTCTCCCCAGCTGCTCAAGTTTGCTTGAGCAAGCTACCTGTATTTTCATCGGATTACTTCCCTGTGGTTTTGCGCATATCCGCTCCGGGCGGGCGTTCGCAGGGCATTCGCAGCCTATGCGGCGTCTCACGCGGTGCTTGACCATATCTAACCCGTGTTGGTTGTAAATTTAACTGTAAATATCCACTGGAAGTTTATTTTTCCGTACATGATAGAGCCGTTCACCACCGGTCGGTTCTTCCTGAGGAGGTCCAATTTTAGGACAGCGCCTCTCTCCTCGCCCTTCGACCGCTATAAGGCGTTTTGGCGGCCTGCGGCGGAAGGGCAAGAGCAGTGACGTTGAAGATATCAAGAGTTCGCGGCCGTACTGAACCGCATTGACTCTTCTCATGCCGGGAACATAATAGGAACATTCAGGGCGATGCGGCGCCATTCCATCAATCAGGGGCGAAAACTAGAAAGACGCGCGTTATGCGAACACTTGCCGATGAGATAGGAACCGCGATTGAAGTCGATCTTGCGGTAATGCCTCAGCACCAAAGGCGGGCCTATGCCGGCCTCGACCAGTATCGCCGTCCCGTCGAGGTGCGCGGCGTCCAGGAACTCGCCAAGGGAATTGCCGAATCCTTTGGTGCCTTTGCCATCTTCGATGTCGAGACGGTGCTGCAGTCTCCGGCGATCGCACCATTCGTTACGCAGACGCTCTACTCGATCCCGCTCGAACTGAGGCGGGCCGCCTGCGACCGCGACCGACTAAAAGCAGAAAGCGCGCGAAAGGAGATGGCGCGGATAATCTCGTCCGCACTGCTGGCGCGATACCATTTCGAGCCCTTGAAGCACGTCGGCGCCTCCTGCCATCCGAATTGGGAAGAGGCCTTCGAGCAGCAGTTTGGCGCCGGCCGAGGAGGACGATCAAGCGGATGAGTGACGAACAGGGCGCGAAACCCCACTACGAGTCCGGCCCCTATGTCCATTACTGCGAGCATCCTGGCTGCACCAAATGGGGTGGCTTTGGTTTCGCCGTCGGCCGGTCGCAGCCGAACTGGTTCTGCTTTGAGCATCGGCCCGAGTGGAAAGCCGGACCAATCCCCAGGCGCCATTGACGGCACCGGCGGTGCGCGGAATAGCCCAGCTATGACTGTAACAATTTCAGAAGAACAACATGAAGCCGCCGACCATCTGCGCGAGTCAATGCGGACCTTCAACCATTCCATTCGCGGGGGAGCGTACCGGGTCTGAGGACGGTCGAGGCTTACCTAGCCCCACTTACTGACGAGTGATCACTTGATAAGTTCGATCGCGTTGCATTCGGTCGTTTGCCTTCTCCAATAGGAACCGGATGGTAATGCGATCTCCCCAATTCACTTCTAATCCGTGAAGATCCTTGACTTGTCGTTCAGCTTTCCGAGTGTCAGTGCCATACACTCCGTCGAATGGTCCCGGATCAGCACCAGCATAGTAAAGGCAGGCCTGTCTGCCCTTCCATTTTCGACTCCGCACCACATCCCCTTCACCTGGAACGTCGACGAGGTCCTCGATCGCATCTCTGATAATTTGCTCTTTGTCCCCTGCAAATGTTTTGCCAACGGAACAGACGAAATAGGAAGCGTCTCCAACGTTCACTTGCGTAGGTGGGGCCGTAGGGCTGGCCAAAAGAGATCCCGCGATCAACGCGGCAGCGACTGCCCTCCCTATCTCCCTGAAGTCTCGGATAAGCAGCCGAAAACGAACCTTGGCTCGAGCGCTCCCATACTCTACGACCTCAACAGAAAGCGATCCGCTGATGGTGTAGTCCGTTGTAAGCCGGAGATTAAACCCGCCGTCATCGGAAAAAATCGCGCCGGCGTCATCAAGAAACATTGACTGACCCGCAAGGGCTTCTTGGGTATCCCAATTCGGATGAAGCCATTCACCTGCTAGCAGGTCGGCAAACGTCAAATGTGCAATGCCGCTGTCGAACTTTGAAAAGATTCCGTAGACGGCGTCGCAAAGTTGCGCCCTTGCCGCCAGCGTGCAGATATCGAGGTAGTCATCCTCACTGAAGCCGGCATTTTGTGACGTGAGAACAAGAATATCTTCCTCCACGTCCACGCGCACTTCCACGTCGATCCAATCGAACACCGCGCTCATTCGCCCCTCCCCCTACAGCTGCCGAACTCTAGTTCTTCAGCAACCTTGAATATAACGCCGACGTTATGCAATTAAAAGCGGAGATCACTTTCAGCTCGTCTCCCGACCGCAAAAACAAAAAGCCCCCAGGCCGTTCAGGGCATGGGGGCAAGGATAACCGCAGCATTTTTATGTTCTAGTTGAGCGCGAGGATCGTTGTTCGAAAACTCTGTCTAGCCGCTCACTGATTGCGTCAATCCGGCTGCCGACGCCCTCGATGGCGCGCATGATCTGTGCCGTCTGGGCTTCCATGCCTGCCTTCGTTGCGTAGGTCTCCGCGGCGCGCAGTTTAAAGCTGGCCAAGTCCTCAGCAAGCTTGCTGGCTCTCTCCTCGGCTGCCGTCACGCGCCCCTCTGTGGCTTTCTCGCCTTCCTTAACGCGGCTGTCTATCTTCCACCAGATGCCCCATCCGGCGCCCGCCACTGTAAGGAAGAAGAGAACGGCCTTCATTATCTCCTCTGGCGTCATCGCCGCCCCCTAATCGCCGCAGCGACCGACTGAATACCGGCAACGCCAGCTCCAGAGCCGAACACCGCGGCTATGATCTGAGAGGCGTAAGGCTTCACGCTCGGAGGCAGGTCGGCGATCTGGCCGGAGAACAGGAAGATGCTGTCCAGGCAGATAGCGCCGAGCCAAAGGCCAACGGGCGCTGCGAAGAGCGCCCACACGTACCAGAACACGCGAGACTGCATGGCGGTGGCGCGCGTCTCGGCCTCGGTGGCGATGTATTTGGAGATGACCTCGCCGGCAACTTTCTGCCGTTCGGTCTCGTTGTCGATCGACTTGTCGAGAGACGTAAGGATCCGATCGAGCGGCCCGTTTGTAACCCATTTTAGTAGGAGACTAAGCATTGCACCTCGGTACGGGTTGTGCTGCTATCCGCACTCAACCTGAGTGCAAGCCATGTTCAATGAAGAGATCGACATCCCCTGCCCTGAATGTGGCCATGAGGTCAGCAAGACGGTCGATTGGGTGAAGGCAAACGACGAACTCTCCTGCAGAAGATGCGGGAGCGTCATCGAGTTGGAGAGCGAAAAACACTTGCTCATCATCGAGCACGTGACGCAGAGCATCACGAAACTAAGACGATCGCTCGCCAAGTTTCGGAGAGATGCGCGTAGCAGGCAAGGCGGTGGTGAGCCTCTCCGTTAGACCGCAGCCTCCTTGCCGCGCCAGGAGTTCCAGCGGCGGGCGATAACGTCTCGATAGCGGTAAGCCACGTATCCGACGGCGAGCGCGGCCACACCCAAGGCGATCCACCCCCACGGCAAGCCCGCCATGAACGCAAGTGCACCAGAGCCGACCGCAGAGCCCGCCCCCTTCGTTGCCGCTTCGCGTAGCGCCTTGGCGTCGCGCCGTAGCTGCGAAAGCGTTGCCGGCCCAAGAATGCCGTCGGCCTCAAGGTGCGGGTGCGCCCTCTGGTACGCGATGATAGCTTCGCGGGTCTTCTCGCCCATCCAGCCGTCGATGGCGCCGGGATTGAAGCCCTTACTGGTGAGGATTTCCTGCGCCTCCTTGACCACGGCGTCAGGCTTGCGCGGCGGCTTGGTTGTCGATTCCCTCACTGCGCCGCCTGTGGCGTAGCGACCGTTCAGGAACAGGTCAGCCTCTTCCTTTCGGCGCCGAACAAGCCCCGGCAGCTTCTTGCCGTCGGCCGTGTTGTAATGGCTGCCGAGATAGGCGGCCGCGCCCTTGATGTCGCCTGCACGCCAAAGGTCGGCCCACGTCCACTGCATCGCGCCAGTGCCGAGGTTGTAGATTGCGCTCACCGCCGCATCCATCTGGTGCTGTTTGCGATTGGCGGGAGACGACGCAACAACGGCAGGCTCGAATTCGTCCGCGAGCACCGCGCTGAAAATGGCGTCGGACTGCGCTGCCGTGATCTTCGTTTTGCCGGGAACGAGTTTGGTGATTCCCAGCCGAGCCAGCGCCCGACGAACGGCGGCACTGCGCATTGTGAAGCCAGTGCCGATTGTCGGCACGCCAACCGGATCCAGATAACAGGTCAGCGGGTTGCCTTCGTGGCCACGCATAAAGGCGCGCCCACGCGGTGACGTGGTCGTAATGGTCATTTGGGAAATCCTGTGGTGGGTTCGAGGGCGGAGCAAAGCGTCCGCCTCTCAGCCTTACAAACGCGCCTGCCATCCAGTCGGCTGTGAGCGGGTGGTAGGTCTCGAAACGTTGCTCATGAAAAAGGCTGCAACATCCTCCTTGCTGAAGCCTACGACGCTGCGGGTAGCGTCAAATGGGATCGCGAAGTCTTGTGGGTAGCAAGCCGGCGGGAGCACAATTCGCGCTCATCATGTATGTTTCATCGAATGCAACCTCTGATTCGCTGGCGAGCAATGACCAAGGCTTTCGATTTTCATAAATGGGTCGGAAAGATCCGCAATTACGAGGCAGTTGTAGGCTGGGTTGTCGGCGGGCTGGGCTTGCCATCTGCTGGGTTGACCTGGGTGGCTTCCAAATTGCCGTGGCTAAAGGATTTCGGTTGGCCGCACTACGTTCTCCTTTTCGCCGCGCTTTTCGCAACAACGATGCTAGTCGCGAGTGTGTTCATGGCCGCTTGGCGGTATTTCCATCCTCTTGCTAGGCAGCGCGATACATTGGGGGACGACGGCGCTTCGCCAAGCTCGGCGGCAAGCAGTCAACGGCTCGAAGCACTTTCGAAAGACGTTGACGAGCTGAGATCTCTGGTACGAGGACTGGCTGGAGAGAAGGTGCGCCAGAGAGCAAATGTGCTTTCGGAGAACATAGCAGCCACTTTGCGGTCGGTGGCGCATCCGCCAAAGGCGGAAGCTGTCGCCGGCATTATCGAAAACAGGGGCTTTGCTATCAATCATGCTGCGGAGATTGCTCGCCTGATGGGTAGAGCCCAAGCTTTTCACGAGGAGCTGCAAAAAGCAGAGGACGCCGTCATGAAGGATGCCAAGTATGTTGTCCTGATGCCTAACGAAGAAGTGAGCTTCGCCGACGGGACCCAAAAGCGCAATTTCCATCTCGAATTGGCTCGGTTGCAAGTGGCCCAGCGCCAGATCAACGAGCTACGTATCCCAGGTGTAGACATGGAGCGGGCGCTGCTTGCGCCGCACTCCATGTAACAAGGGGCGTCCGCCCTAGCCTTCCTTCATGATCAATTCTTCGGCTGCCCGCTTCCATCGGCTGAGGAGGTTAGCTCGCCCGTTCGTGCTGATTGCGGAAACGCCGCAAAGGGTCATCTGATGACCATCGGGAACTTCCTCGATCACAGCGTCGGTAAGTTCAGCGAATTGCTCCAGGGCCGCATCGGCAGCGCTCCAGTAGTTCGCATATTCCTTTTCGTGCTTTTCCGGATCACCCCCCGGTTGCGGGAGCTGCGACAAGGCACCGGTAGCCGCCAGATACAGCAATCTAACTTCATTCGTCATTCTATTCTCCCTTAAATGCGGTACCAGCCCGCAAGCTTCACGATATGCTCGGCGCCGTTGGTCATATTGCCTACAGCGATAGGCGACGTGCCAGAGGCTGCAGCAAGGCCACGGATCTCGATATAGGCCTGCCCTGCCTGCACTGACGGCACCAGCTCGATGCGCCCGTTCCAGGTAGAGAAATCCGCATCGGTCTCGATGATGTTGATGTTGTTGATCCCGCCGTTGGACGCATAGGGCAAGCCACCTATCCGAAGGTTTCCGGTGGCGGTCCCGATCGTAGGCGTCATTGCGAGGCTGATCTCGACGAAGCAGCGGCCACCTTCAACCCAATAGCGCCCGCTTTGGGCAGAATAGGCCCAGGACGATGTGCCGGCGACGGCAAAGGCCGCAGTCGGGGTGAACACTCCGCGCTCCTTAATTTCGTTTACGAAGTCGCCATCCGAGGCCACGTTAGCGTTGATTATGACCTGACCGGCGGTGTTGCCCCTGACGAAGCCTTCTACGCGAGACGCCAATGTTGCGTACGGAGATGCACCGTCCTGGCGGGCCGTGACCTCTACGCCGTACTCGCCATTGTTCTGGCTATCGAGGCCGACGACCTGCACGCCGCGCCATGTGGCATTGCTCGGGGATGCATCAAATAGAAGGCCGCTTGCTGCGTTATCGCGAGTTGCCACCCCGCGCAGCTCAATGCGTTCCGGCGAAGTGGCGCCGCCTGATTGAACGACGACGCCATCCTGCTTCGACTTCTCCACGTCAATGTTCGAGCCCTGCACGTAATTAGATCGCTCGATCCAGAGGCCGAAATAACCGCTATTTGAATACAGGTTTGTCTTGTTGGAGAAGTCAGAGAATGTGACGTGCTGGGAATTCCGGATGGCAAATGCCACCTTGTTACCGTCGATGTCTGTGGCTGGGTCGTTGTAGTAACTCGTTCCGTTATGCTGCGACCAGTTCTGATAACCGGGATCGCCGAACCAGTTATTGTTGCCTACATCCTCGGTGTAGATGCCATTGATCTCGATGCGCTTGATGTTGAAATCATCGGCGTCATCCATCTTGAACCCGCACCCATATGGGCGGTAAAGTTGAAGATTGTTGAAGCCAATGCGATGGTTAGGCACGCTCGTGCCCGAAGCCATCTGGCCGACGCGGATTGCGTGCTCAAGGATATCGAACGCAAACCAATTCGAGAACGAGCTATCCGAGCATCCAGCGAGAACCACCGAATTCAAGCCTGGCGTCATCGGCCCCCGGGGCTTCGAAAGTGCCGTCGCTTCAGCAACGGAAGCTCCCGTCGTATATCCCGCCAACACGTGCAGATCACGCGTGCCGTGGACGTAGCCACCCATCAGCGTTTCGAGGTTGCGAATCTTGCCGATTGTGACATCGGTGCTGTCGACTACGCACCAGCCTCGGTCGAAGCGGCTAAGATACATCTGGCCGACGCGGACGTGGTCGCCGTCGATGAGCACGGCGCCGGAGACGAGATCGGTGGAGCCTGGTTCCATACGGTTGTTGTTGAGGTCGGACGACGTGCACTCGACGTATCCGATTTGGCTGTAGTCGCCGAAACGGAATCCCTTGCGGATCGTGTTGATACCTGCGTCAAGCTGAAGTTTCAGATAGTTCGCATCGGCGCCATTGCCGAAGTCGATGAGCGGATTGGCGCGGTCGACGCCGGTCGGCTCGAAAGTGGGGATGAACGTTGCGCCCTTTTCGGCTCGAATAACGGCATTGTCGCGAACAGTGATGAAGCCGTCGAACTCGTAGTTACCGGCTGGGATGCGCATCTGCGCCTTGGTGAACGTCAGCATCTCGCCGAAGTCGGCAAACATGGCCGGGGTGATTACGTCTTCCGCATTCTCCCACCTCTTCAGGTTCACGTTGGTCTTGAACTGGCCTGGACCAAGCGGGCTGCCGTCTTCGGTGATTTCAACGGCCTTGAGGGCGCCCCCATCGCCGTATGCGCCACGACCAAGTAGCTGGAGGAAGCGAACGGCAGATGAGAACGTTTCGGCCTCTGCGGCGGCCAATGTATCAATGCCGGTGACGTAGAGAGATGCGGCTTCAGCACGATCGGCAGCAGCCTCAGCCGCAGCAACAATCGCAGCGCTAGCCTGATCGCTCACCAGCCGGAAGGTCGAGCCGGAAACGATGCCCATGACGATCATGCCGGCAATTAGCCCGCCTGCGACGATATCGTCGCCGCTGTTCGTCTTAACTGTGAGCGCTGCGCCGCCGTTGAAGGAGACGGTGACCGGCGAGGCAGTGTTTGCCTCGAAGATGTTCATCCAGATCAGCGCGCTGGACGATACCGGAATGCTCGTCGTCGCCTGAATGGCGTTTGGAGTGCCTGCCCCTACATCAGACGCAATGATGAACGAGAACGGCAGATCGGCCATCCGCGTCCAAGAGCCAGTGCCTGAGTCGAGAAGCTTGCGGTAAATGCCATTATTCGCGACGACAGCATCAGCGACGACCCACGCCATGGTGTTGCGTGGGTAGTTTAGATTGGCCTCCAAAAACGCCAACGTGGAATAAATCAGCCCCCCGTTAGAGGTAAAGGCATTCATTATAGCTTCGTACTGCGCAAGAAGGGCTCGGATTTCAGACTTGGCCGGCTGCAGCGGAGACCCGAACGGCCCATCTGCAAAAACTGTTTCAGCGTTCGGAGAGAATGCCACGGAGGACTCCTGAAAAGAAAAGCCCCGGCGCTAGCCAGGGCTTGAAAGTTGATGCTGTTGTATGGCGTAGGCGCCGCAAAGGCGGCCGAAGGTCGGCGTTAGGTCACGGTGAACGTGCCCGTCGCGGCGGCTGTGCCCTCGATGCCGGAATGATTGATCGACACTATCCAGCCGTAGTAGGTGCCCGCGACGAACGACCTGGAGGTCGAATCCGCGCTCGATGACGCGCCATATTCTGGCGGCCCCGCGTAGCTTGCCGTGCCGAAGTTATCGACCGTGTTCCAGTAGATCTTCGCGCCGGCGTAATTGCTGCTGTTCGGAGCGGTCCAGTTGAAGGTTGCTGTGCCTACGCCGCCCGTCGCGCTCGGAGAGGTAACTACACCCGGTGGAGTCGGATCGGCGGTCGACGTCACTTCTTCCGTGACCGACCAGTTGGAGTACTTTCCGTTGGACGCCTTGAACGCAACCTGCACCTCGAGTTCCTGATCGACGGGAACCGTGTTGGTGTTCAGGTTGATGTATCCGCCTGACGGGTCAGCGCCTGGGAAGGCCTGCTCAATCCATGCGCCAGGCGTACCGGCGCCGATATCGGCAACGCGGTAGCGGACAACCGGGATGAAGCTATCGTCGGCGGGGTCGATGACAACCACACGGATGTAAACCGAGTTGTTGCTCGCCCTCGCCTGAATAAGATTGATGACCGGAGTCGGAATATTCGATGCGTTCACGGCCGGAGGAACCGGAGGCTGCTGCCCCTCCTCTGTTGTTGGATTCCAATCGTCGATGCCGTCAGGCTGCTCTACGAAATCCATCGAAAAGCCGCCCTTGGTGAGGGCCAACACAGATCGACGGTTCTCCAGAAGCTTTCCGTCTAGCCGCGGTAGCCGATTTGGCGTTTCCAGCCTAACCCACCGCGCGTAGACAGCGTTGATGCCGGAGAGTCGAACATCGAGGCTGCCCTTGACCTTCTGGCGCAGCCGCAACCAGTCTCGCTTGCCGAGCCGCCTAGCTTGCCGCCACTGGTGGCACCATTCATAGCTGCCTTCCTGTGTCAGAACGCGGCCTGCGCTTAGCTGCGCGGCTGTGTCCTCGAAAAAGTCAGTGTCGCAGCTCGTGTAATTCGTGGCCGGATAAGTGAACTTCGGCACAAGCCGATTGCACTCGTCCTCGAAAAGCACGTCGTACTGGATCTGATGCCCGACAATGTCGGCGTCGGTCAGCGTTGCCGTTCTGCTTTCGCGGAACTTGCCGACCGTTAAGATACGGGCTCCGTCGCCGCGCGCGACCAAGTGTCCGTCGCAGGTCGAGAGAATCGCGTTCAGCCCAGACTTCGGGCCGTTCTCTGTCGTATCCCAGCCGTTGCACTCGTAGCGCGGTTCTGTGCCACCGCCTTTCAGCGGAACCAACTCGTCGCAAACGTCGGCCTCTTCTTTCCACAGGTCGATGACTGGAAGCAGCGCCTTTGTGTAATCAAGACCGAAGCCGAATTCATTGAAGCAGAGATGCCAGGCGCAGATGACCGCAGAATTGCGCGTCCACGTCCAAGTGCTCTGATCTGCCGGATCCTGCGCCGGGTCGCGGAAATCCCAGCAGTAGGCGCCGTCGATCTCTACCGAAGGAGATGGGGCACCGTATGGAAATGCCGTCTGCTGATCCTGCGCGTCGGCGTTGTGCGCACGCATGGCAAGTGAAGCCTGACCGTCTCCGCGATGGGCGTTGGTCCAGATGCCGTCAGCGCCAAGTGCCGCGACAAGCTCCGAATAGGGCGTTTCTGGATTGTTGCCGAGGCGGGTGTAGAGCCGCACATTCGCCGAGCCTGCGCCGTACCTGCCGCCCGTCGTGAGCGGAGTAACGACGTCGTCGACTACCGTCACCTCATCGTCGTTGAGGTAAAACCGATTGAAGGACTTGATCTTGTGGCCGGCAATAGCCTGCACGGAATAAAGGTTAGATCCTACCGCCTCCCACATCATGCGGGCGCCTGCAACGCGCGTGCGGCCGACCGCGTAGACGCGGAACGGTATCGCCTGGTTGAGCGGCGCCCGGCCATCTTCCGGCTTCGGTGGCTTTGGTGCCTGCGCCAGAAGCGCTTGCAGGCCGATCGAGATAGCTGTTGTTGCAATCGCCGAAGCAATCGACGCGTAAGAGATGGACGCAACGCCAATGTTAAAAGCGCCAGTGCCGAGGACAGCAGTGAAGATCGGCGTGAAAATGGGATCGAACATGACTTCGCTGTAAAGCGATGTCGTGCTGCCCAGGCCGTAGCGCTGCAGCATCATGCGGTGATGGAAACTCATTCTTTGTGATCTCCACCAGGCGCCCGCCATACGGCAACGTGGTCTACCTTCTTGGCGACCACTCCGGAGGGCGACAGCAGCGCCCAAAGCGGTCCGAAACGAATTGCGCAGATTTCCTTGGTCTCGCCGTCCAGTCCTGCCGGTGCCCTTACGACACCGACGTCACCATCTTGCGGGTGCTGGACGCGCTTGAAGCCCATCGGCTCCAATGCTGCTGCGGCGAACGCAACAACGCCCCCTGCCCTCGTCAGGATGTCGTGGGCGCCCTTTGCCGTGCTGTAGGTGCCGCGGTACTCCTCTGCCGGGTCGACCCCCACGCTCTCCTGCAGCCATGTGCCGCAGAACGTCGTGCAGTCGTCACCGCCCATCCCGCCCCACCGAAAACGGTGTGGCAGGGCCAGAAAATCGTGCAATGTCATGAATACCTCGGCGCTACGGCCTAGAAGTTTGGCCAGACCGGCTGAACGCCCCTGGCAAGTCGGCTGGGGCCGTCGCAGAACTTGTCGGTTTCTGAGATCGCCTTCTGGTGAGGAGATGACCAGACCGAGCGCGCGCCGCGAGACCGGGTCGCCTCGCCGGCAACAACGGCCAGGGACAGCGTCAGCGTTACGGACTGTCCGCTAGGTGTGGCTGGCGACGACTCCGACACGTGCGAGGCTGTGCCCGTCCAAATCGGAATGACGTTGCTCATTGGCTGGTAGTATTGGTCCAGCGTCGTTATGCCCATCTGCACCGTCGCACCGCGCACCGCCGGGAGGCTGTCAATCATCCTTGCGGCGGACATGGGGTCGATACCGGAAAGCGTGAACTCCACGCTGTCGGCCGTGCCATTCACCAGCACCTCGAGCGTAGGCACGCCGACAAGCTTGCCGCCGCCAAAGTAGACCGTTCCCGTCGGGTCGATGCTGTCGAAGTTGGCGGGAATATCGTTGATGCCGAACCACATATGCAGCGATGGCGTCGTGCCGATGCGAAGGAATATCCCAAGCTGGTGGCTGCCCCGCAGCTCGCTAATGACGTTGTCCGGAACCCAGCCCATCAGAACGCCTCAACAAACTGGATGGACTGCTGTGTGACGAAGAACGCCTCGACCACGCTTGGCAGCGTAAATTCAGACTTGAACTTTGCAACGAACCGCGGCCGCGCGAACTCGACTCGTGTGCCGGCAGCGACTGCCTCGCGCAACGGCGGCGCGATCGCCAGTGTGTAGACAGGGTTTTCCTCTGTCGTCTTGCTGATAACCTGCCAGTAGCGGTAAGCGCGCCAGCCCTTCGTCGTGTGATAGATCGAAAACCAGTCGGACCAGCGCAGCGGCCTATCGAGGCCGTACACGCGCATCTTTATGATGCCCGCGTTCAGTGCCGCCGCTTCGGTGATCTCGCCCCAGACCGTCGCCTGGCTGTACCCGGCACCATCCGAGAAATAAGAGCCATCAGAGTGCGTGATGCCGCTGACGATTGGTGCCGGCAGCTTGTTGACAGTCGGAAAAGGCCCAAACCAATCGGTAATGATCGGCACATTGATGAAGCGGAACCCGCCGTTAAGGCGGGCTCCAAGCCAATTGACGTACTCGTAATGCTCGGGGTTCTTGATCTTGCAGTCTTCGTAGGTCGCGGTGACGATACCGCCACCGCTCATTTCGATTGTCTGCCCCTCGCCTACGCCATTACGGCCACCATCGATCGACGACCCGGTGACGTCATAGATAGTCTTCACCGGAGCCAGAAAGTTTGCTTCCAGTGTCGGCTGGTTCGTATAAACCGCCATCGATCAACCTTTCTGGCTAGTGTACCTGCTCTGCATGGTGCCGAAGCCGCCGCGGCGCTGGTTCTCGTTGTACTGGCTAAGCCCCTCGCCAACGCCCTGCTTGACCAACGTGCGAATGTGCTCGTCGCCGCTGGCGCCGCTGATTTGCACCTGCAGAATCCCGGGCTGTGCGTTGTTATTTGCCGCCATGGCGCGGCCATTAAGACGAGGTGCACGCGGGGCGCCAACCATGCCGCCGTTGGCATACCCGCGAAGACGTTCGAGCGTAGGCACGCCAATGCGGCTGACCGCAGCAGCGTCGAATACGTATTCGCCCTTATGGACGATGCCCGCAGGTGTGTACTTGCCGCCAGTACCGGTAAAGCCGCCCTTATCGTAGAGGCCGATTCCGCCACTCATCCATGCCGAGGCGAACTGACTCGACCCTGAGAAAAGCCCCATGCCGTATTTGGTGAGACTGCCTAAAATGCCGCCACCACCACCGTTAGCCATCAATGCCTGCGGGATGCTTTGCAGGGTGGATCCTAGTGCGCCCAAGCCGGTTGTGGTTTCATTCGACGCACCGGCCAGTTTCTCTAGGGCTTCCGAGGCGGAACCGGCTCCTTTGCCGATGCCTTCCCAGTCTCCGACGCCAACCTTTGCCGCTCCGTACCACTGCCCCCAACCGCTCTTCTTTGCGTTGTCTAGCGCAAAATCAACGCCGGCTGGGCCATTGGCAGCCAAAGCCGGGTCAAGACCGGTCTGCTTAATCATGGCGTTCCCGAGTCCGCCGTCTTTATAGAGCTGGAAAGGCCCGAACGAAGGCTCACGCACGCCGTTCTTGACGTAATTCGACTGGAGATTCCAACTGTCGAGACCGCCCTCAGATTTGGCAACCTTTAGAGCGATAGCTGGGTCGATACCTCGCTTGATTGCCGCTTGCGTGATGTAGGAGGCAATATCTCCAGTGGGCATCGCAGCCGGCAGGGCCGAACGCGTCACCGCCCCGACAGGGGCCGCAAACGTCGTGGCCGCAGAGGACGTCACGGCAGCGATGCCACCGCTCTTGCCGCCACCGCCGAGAAGGGCCGAAGCAAGCGCATTGCCGATTTGCTCAAACAAGCTATCCAGAGACTTCTGCATGGCATTGGTTGCAGCGTTCTTGACCGCATCAGCGAAGGATTCGCCGATGCTTTTGCCGCCAGTGAGAATGCCGCTGCTGAATTCCGATAGGAACGACTGCGTTAGGTCGGAAAGTTCCTCCTGCTGGAACCTGTTGCGGATCATCGCGGCATTATTGCCGCCAAGATCCTCATCAAGTCCGTAGGACCGCAGCCGCAGCTTGACCGCCTGCTCTTGCTTAGAGAGGCCAGCGAAGGCGGAGTCGTCCAGCAAGTCTTGATGCAGCTTGGCCTGGGCCAAGGCTTGCGAATACTTGCTGTATAGCTCGACCTTCTTCTCAATCTCGGCGCGCTGCTCGGCACTGAGCGACCGACCCTTGTCTTCCGCCTGCTGCAGTAGCTCTAGCCGGAAGCGTGCGGCATCGGTCTGGACGCCGTATTCACCCGTTAGCTCTGTCTCGAGTTGCAGCTGCGCGATACGGTCGTCTGCGCTCTTGACCAGGTCGCGATAGGCGTTCGCTGCGCGCTGTGCGGCAGTCTCCGCCTTCTTCTGCTCCCCAGGCAAACCTTCCAGTTCAATGAGCGGTCGGCGCCCCGGCACAGGGCCGCCCTCAGGCAGGCGAAAGCCACCGCCCTGTATCGCTCCATCAGCACTGCGCTCAACCCCGCCATAGGTGCCGCGGCTCGGATGGCGCGACGTAAGGGCGATGGCAGCGTCTCGGTCGAACTTCTGTGCGCCGCGCGATGCGGCGTCGATCACTGGAATGAGCTTCTCGAAGATTTCCAGATAGGCTTGGAGCTCAGGGCTGGCGTTGTTCTTGACGATCTCAGCTAGTTCTTTGTGCGCCCGGTTTGCAAGGTCGACAGATGCCTTGCCTTCGTCAATCCCCTTCGTCAGCTCACTGAACGTCGCCTGAAGCTTGATGACTTCGGAGGCATCCTCGCCCATCTGCGAGATACGCGACACGATATCGCCGATCTGCGTATCGACGTCGCCGAGTTGCTTGCGAAGCTCGTCCCACTGGCCGCTCCTGCCTACGTCCAGCGCCTCGGCCGTCTCTTTTGCGTCCGCTGCCCTCTGGCGCTCGTCGTTGTACGCCTTCAGTGCCGGTAGTGCTTCACCCCACTTGGAGACAACGGCCTGGACGAGCTCCGCTTCCTTTTTCAGAGTTGCCTCTGATTTCGCGCCGCCAAGCTCCAGCGAACTGAAATACTGGATAGCCGCGGCACCACCAGCCACAAGGCCGATGGTGACGAGCGAAACAGGGCTGATGAGAGACGTAAAGGCCGCGGCCAAACCTGCAACGACTTGCCTTCCGTTGCCCATAGTGCCGAGCACTGACGACAACTGCGTGCCCTGCTGCAAGGCAATCTGCAGCGGATTCATACCCATCGCCGACGTTACGGCGATGTCTTGAAACTGGGACGCAATGTTGGCGGTTGCAAAACCTTGCGAAGAGCCGCCGCGCGGCGTAGCGGCCAGTGCCGCATTCCTGCCTTTGATCGCAGCCGTCGATGCCAGTGCCGCTTGCCGCTCGCGCTGGATAGCCGAAGTCATCTCGTTTGCCGAGATGGCGCCGATGGCGTGCGCGCGCTTAATATCGGCAACCGCAGCCTTGTAATTGTTGATCGTCGCAAAAAGCGGCGAGTAGCGAGCGCGAAGACGTTCAAGCTCTTTGCCCTGATCGGCGAGCGCGCCGCTCCACTCCCTGGCGCCGCGCGTACCGATCCCAACCATGCCGTCGATGCGCTTTTGCAGCGCCGTCGACATGGATCTGTCTATGCCATTCCCGAGAGCATTGAACTGTTTTTCCACCTTGCCAGTGGTCGACGAAATGTCTGCCTCGAGCCGCTTCAGGCTCCTTTTAACCGTAGCAAGGTCGGTGCTGATGGAAATTACAAGATCATCTGTCTTTTCAACCATCAGGCGAATATCCTAGAAAATGGAAAAACCCGCGTGGTAGCGGGCTCTTGGGGGATGGGGATGGCATATTGCAAAGAGTGCGGAGCGGCGAAGCCAGATCACCAAGTGCAACTTGGCGTCTGCGACGAGTGCTTCAATTATTCGAGTAAGAAACAGTCGACAGCGAATGGGACACGTTCGCCGACCGCGACCTCTAACCACAACATCATCCTGACGACGTCCATTGACGTTCCTAATCGGACAATCGAGCGCGTGGTCTCAATCGTTGCGGCAGAGGCCGCGCTGGGAATGAATGTGTTTCGGGACATTGCGAATAACTGGCGCGACTTCGTAGGCGGCAGGTCAAACTCTGCTCAAAAGTCCCTCAAGGAGGCGCGCACAGCTTGCCTGGACGAGCTCAGGCGAGAGGCGTCAGCGCTGGGCGCTGATGCCGTGATCGCCGTAGACCTCGATTACAATGAGCTTTCAACGGGCGGCGCCGGCATTCTCTTCGTGGCCGCCAGCGGAACTGCCGTAAAGCTGGCGCCGATCGCACCAGCGCCCTAACCATACTTCGCCAGCAGAGCATCCATTTCGCCCTTCGATGGCGGCTTCGGCCCCTCGTCGACGCCGTTGGCCTCGTTCCGCCCGTGGATTGCTTCAAAGAACTCGGTCAGCGTGGCGCCCCAGAAATCAACGGGACGCCAGCCAAGGCCACCGAGCGCTATGCGCATCCACTCACGCCACGGGAACAGCTCGGCCTGTTCTAGTTCGCCGCCTCGTCGACGGCTTCGGCGTTTCCCTCGCCACCATCGAAATGGTGCGCAAGAGCAGTGTTGAACGCCGCAGCACAGTCCTTGAAGTGCTTCAACTTCAGCTTGTTGATCGCGGCGAGTCGATCGCCCTTGATTGTCAGAAGCTCAATGCCGGCAAGAACGGCAGCTGCTTCAACGCCGGAGAGGCGCATGAATAGCTCCTGGAAGGACTTGCACTCCAGCCGCGTGGATACCGCAGCCAGGCCAGACATTGTTGCAGCAATGACGAGCTCGACGTCGTCAATCTTGAGCAAAGCTTCGCCGCGGGCGCCATTTACCTCAAGCAGAAACGGCTTCACCGATTCCTTCTCCTCTTTGGCCATGGGTTACACCTCTGCCGTGAACGTCAGTTCGTCGGCAGCAACGAAGGTTGCGTTGAACTCCATGTTCGGCTCGACATCGCCAGAGAATTCGAAGTCCGTGACCATCCAGCTTCCTTCGTAAGTTCCGTCGCCAGGAACAACGACCTGCGCATTGAAAGCCGTGGAGCCGCGGACGTAGCCCATGAACGCGCTCATGGCTGCGCCAGCGACGAATGCGCCGGAGCCGCTGAACGTGCGGTTGGAAATGCCGGGGCGGCTTGTTTTCTGCACCGGGCCGCCAGGATTGGTGCAGCTCGGAATGGTCGTGTCGACCTCGTTCGCCGACATATTGAAGCTGCGCGTCTTCAGGCCGCAGAGATTGCTGAAAACTTCCGGCGTGTTGCCGTCGCCGATCTTGATCAAGAGAGAGCGGCCGAGCTGCTGTCCAGTTGCCATGTGAGGTTCCTTCATATGAAAAACCCGGCACATGGCCGGGATGGTGGGGTGTGGTTTTTGGTGACCGCAGCGCCGCTGCGTGTTTGCCGCTAGGGCTTCTCGACGTTGGCCACGAAGTCGATAACAGCGTGACTAGTCAGCCCATCCGTATCGCGGAAGACCCGCGTCTGACGGTGCATGATTGAGATCAGGCGATTTGTTGCGAGCGTGAGCGGCGCCAGATGCAGGCTTTCCGCGACTGCGTCGGCTATCTGCTTTGCTACTGGGTAGCCAACTTTCCGCGACCATGCGTGAAGCGTCAGGTAGACTTCGCCGCCGTCCACGCATGTCGCGTCGTCGCGTAGAAACTGCGCTTCGCCGATCGTGACATACGATTCTTTTGGTGTGGCGAATGCCGTATCGGGTGGTTGATCGTAAACGCCGTTGACCAGCGCCATCAGGCCCGCGTCAGCCTTTAGGCGCGCAACTATAGCGCCCTGGAGCTCCAATTCTGGACTGGCCATCAGCGCTTACCCTGTGCTTCCCGCACGCCCTTGTTGACGGCTGCCAACAGCTTGCGTCGCGCCGCCTTGCGATAGGCTCGCCATGTATGAAAGACGTGCGGTTGCGCCGCTGTGCCGGGATGCATGTGCGCTTCGCCGCTAAAACTTAGATTGCCGCCACCGGGGGCGACATTGTGCGGAGCAGTCCCGAACTCCAAAAAACGCCAAATGAACTTGGCAAAGATGCCGGCAGCGTCCTTGTCTTTCGTCTGTGTCACGCCGACCTGCCGCTTGTCTGGGTTGTCGACCAGTTTTGCGCCTTGAATACTGGCAGCATAGTCGCCAGTTGCGCCGCGTGGCGCCTTAGCGGCAATCCGAGTGGCGGCTTCCTTCGCGATCTCGAGCTTTGCCTCCGCTGCGTACTTCTCGACAGCGGGCGCCAACTCATTCAGTCTTCGCGTAAGAGCCTCGCGGCCCAAAACCTTCGCCTTGAGCGCCATTACGTCGCCACCCCATCATCAACCAGCAGGTCGAGCCACGCGTTTTTCTGGTCTGGGTTGGTGACGGTCCTGATATTCATGACGCGCGACGCGTTGCGAGCGTCCACAATGCGCCATGAGGGGGTCACCTCACGCGCAGCAGCGCAACTGCGAATTCGAACCGTGTAGGGCTGCACGCCAACCAGCCTGGCCGCCTGCACAGGTTCACCACCTCGCAGCGGGATCAGTTCGGCGGCCGTCGTGAAGACAGTTTCAAACGGCCCCGCGACCTCATTGCCGTAAGAATCATCAACGATTTCTCGTTTTTGAAAGTGCAGTCTTTGGTGCATGCGGCCGGCGCTTGGTTTCTTGTCCATCCGTGATCTCCTTACGAGGCGCCGCAATCTTTACTGCGGCGCCCTTGCTGATGACCTCGTCGGCGCAGGCCCTTGTGACGTTGAGCGCCATTCCGGCTTTGTAGGCGATGGTGAAGCCAGGCTGGACCCAATTGAAGTTGGCGCTGAACCTCACCCAAGCCATTAGGCGAGCGTCACGCCAGGATCTTGGATGTCGACCGAAAGCACGGTCGCGCTCTTCGCAATGCCGATCTGGATCGTGTCCATTCCGGCCACAAGGTCTGCGCGGGGGCAGATTCCGCCTGCGGTCCCGCTGAGCCAGTAATCGGTTCCCGCGACCAGCGTTGCGCCGATCGTGATGTCACCAGACTTGTGGATCGACACGGGCTGGTTCAGCGACGCGCCATTCAGGGAAATGCCGTGAACGGTGCGTGTGTCAGTGCCGTTGTTGTCCGACTTCATCCACTTGTTCGTGGTTGCGTGGAGGTAAATCGGCTGCCCGGCGGTGATCGTCTCTCCGGCAGTGCCAATGTCGCGTGTGGAGTTCGTTCCCGCCACTACCGATCCGGGCGTTACAACTATGTCAACCATGTGTGATTCCTTCCGGCCTTAAGCGCCGCGTCTAAAGATTGATGGGTCAAGCGGTCGTCTCTTCGGGGACCAAGCGCCAAACGCGCCAAGGAGCCAAAAGCGCTCTGACCGATGGCGGCATTACCGCATCTGTTTTCTGCTCTCTGTCCGCCTCACGGCTCTCGTACAGGTCACCGAGCATCAGCAGGATTGCCGCCACGATAGACGGCTTGACGTGCATGGCGGTGTCGTCATCTGCGGGGAGCGTCTCACCCTCCGGCAAAACGACCCTATCCAGATACTCAACGACGATGTCTTCCGCGGCCGACGTGTAAAGATCGATCTCGGCGTCATCATCGCTGTGCAGCACGCGAAGGTGCCGCTTTGCGGTGGCTAGATCAACGAGCGCCATGAATTAAGCCGCAACGACTGCGGCCGTGGGCGCGCTGGTTGCCAAAACAGAGCCGCTGTCATTGGTGGCCGTTACGGTTACCGTGATGACCTTCCCGACGTCGCCGACAACCGGAACGTAGGTTGCCGCCGTGGCGCCGACGATAGCCGCGCCGTCTGCGTTCCATTGCCTAGTGAAGGTTGGCGATCCTGACCACGCGCCAGTCGTCGACGTCAACGTCTGGCCGACCTGAGCGGTGCCTGAAATGGCCGGAAGGACGCTATTTGATGGAGCGCCGATCCCGACGACCACGCCCGCGCCAAGGTAGCTCGCGAACCGCCTCTTGCGGGCAGATGCACTAACCATTTTTCTTTCCCTTTCTGCGCACTATCGGTTCCGGCTCGGTCAATAGCTCAACATAGCCGTACGCAAGGAGCTGGCTCGCGATATGCTTTGGCAGATCGATTTCATCGCCCTCGTTCAGGCGTCCATAGTCGCCAACAAGCGCCTTGAGTGCTCTTATCTTCATGTCTCATCCAGTGAGTGATAGGGGCGGCCGCGAAGCCGCCCCATCAGTCTTGTTACGGCGCCGGGTTTACGTCGCCAGTGACGAACGCTTCCGGACGATAAACGGCCAGAGCAAGGCGCTCTTCGATGCGGATCGTGAACATGTTCTTTTCGAAGTCGTCCACGTTCTCGCTCGAAAGCAGCACTTCGACGTCCATGCGGTCGAAGATCTGCGCACCGAGGTTGAAGGCGCCGGTCAAGAACTTGCCGGCCGTTACGGCCTGCGTCTGGGAGACGGGAAGGCCCCAGAGCGTCGGCCCCATCGGTGACGTAGCGTTGCCGACGATGTAGTTGCCGCCAATATCCTTGGTCAGTTCGATCTTCGCCCAATCCGTCGGATGAAGGACAAAGCCGCTGGCCGGGTATTCCGCGAGGATAACCTGTAGAACAGCGAGGCGCAGGCGATCGATCGCCGTCTCTTCGGCTGGAGTAAACGCCGGGGCGAACGCGGTTGCCTGCGGCACGATGCCGTGAAGGTTCTGGCCAGTGCCGTCGCCGTTGAGAAGCTGGTTCTCCTCAACGAATTTCAGGCCATAGGTGCCGCGCGCATTAATGTAGGACGCAAGCGCCGGCGCATCGTCGAGGATCTGGCGAGAAGCCTTGAAGATGTGGGCAATTGTGCGAACCTGGGTGCTGAGCAGGTTGAACGTTAGATCCGACTTCGGCTTCTGCGTAGTCTCCGCAACCGGAGCGGCGGAGTTGGTGAAGCCAGTTTCCTTGACATATTCAACGCTGGACGAGGAAGTGCGTCCCGGCGCGATGAGGTCGCGGATCGTGAACTGACGGTTCGGAGGCGTGACGATGCCGGGAACGCGAGCCCCAGGGACAAGCGACGTGCCGGCGGAACGGCCAGCTCCAACCGTGGTGTTTGCGGACGTGATGTCGGCACGTTCCATACTGACGCGGAAGCGACCACGCTCGTTCAGGCTGAGACGGCCATTTTCAAAGGAGGCGTTTTCGACAATGTGGTCGCCAATTCCACGAGCCAAAGGATCGCCACTTTCGCTGACGCGGTCTGCAGCCTTCTCGAGTTCGCGAACGCGGGTGACGGTCTCGCCGAGCTCGGAAAGAGCCTTGTCGACCTTGCCCTTCAGTTCGGCGGAAACTTCGCCGGTTGCTTTCAGCTTTTCGGTGAAGTCAGAGCCGAGGTTGCCTACCTGCTCCTTAATGGAGGCCAAAGACTGGCCAAGCTCGCCGATCTTTTCGGCAAGTGCATTATCGGACATGAAGTCCTCCTGATTGTTGGGGATTTACTGTGTAATTGTGAATGAACGCGCTTCGGTCAGAAGCCTTTCGACCGCTGCCAAAGCGGCAGCATCCGCATCGACATCAGGTTCCCCCTGATCCTTCTTGAGGTAGAGCCGAGCGGCCCGCTCTGCCTCAGAGCCCGTCAAACCCATCAGTCCCCTGATGCCGTTTTCGAACTCGCGAACTGTTACGCTCTCGCCTGATCGCATCTTGGCTACCAGTACTTCGGCGGATTCGGCCCGAGCCTGATTTTGCGCCTTCACGCGCCGCACGTATGCCGGCTGCGTCTCAGCGCCGAAGCGCTCGAGCGTTTCTTCCATCGTCGCGATGCGGTCGACCATGCCGCGGTCCATCAGGGCCTCGGCGTAAAACACCCTACCCTGCCCGAAGCCGTCTTCGACCTTGCCGACGGTAGTGCCTCGACCTTCGGCGACGGCAGAAACAAATCGGTCATAACTGCGATTCACGCCGTCCTGAATGTGCTCCAGCGTCTCCTTGCCGAGCGGCTCGGTCTCGTTGCCTTCGACCTTGAACTTGCCTGCCGAAATGTACGTGCGCTTGACGCCGCGCTTCTCCAGCGCAGCGGAAACATCATCGTGGGCCGTATAAACCCCGATGGATCCCGCGCGACCGGAAGGCGTAACGACGATTTCGTCTGCCGCAGACGCGATCCAGTATGCCGCGCTCGCCGCAAGGCTGTTCACCTGCGCGACGATGGGCTTGTCGCCCCCACGAATGCGACGAATCTCGGTGGCCAATTCTTCCGTGCCGGGGACGGACCCGCCAGGGCTGTCGACATCCAAGATGACCGCCTTGACATCCTCATTGGACAGGGCGGAATGCAGGGAGCGGCGGATACCTGCGTAAGACGTCCCGCCCGACATTGCCGAAAATGCGTCCATCTTGTTCGCCAGAACGCCGTAAACCGGAATGACGGCAACATTGCCGTCGATTTCGGCGATTTCCTTGGCTCTTGCGTCAGATACAGCCGCCGCGAACTCGGTCGAGAACAGCTTCTCGCCTTCCGCCCTGGCGACCAGAACGTCTGCCAAAACGGCAAGTTTTTCGCGCTGAATAGCCCATGGCTCAGCCATGAAAGCCGTCAAAACGTGCTCAAACTTCATGATTTGTTCCCTATGCAGCGCGTTTTAGCGGCTGTTCTTGCGAGTTCGGCGGATTTTCCATCGTCTCGCCCAGTTTGTTGAGCGGCGTCATCGTTCCGTTAACTATCGCGGTTTCTCCGCCATCAACCGGAGCCTTGTTTTCGTAAGATCTGGCTTCGTTCGGCGTATAGATGCCGTTAGTGACCATCTTCGACAGGAAATCAGCCCTCGCCGCACTATCGCCTCTGAGAAGGCCTTCGATCGAGAACTTCACCACGGTCGTTTTACGCGTCTGCGGAGTCAGAAGGTCACGATAGATCGCCGACTCAATGCTGCGAAGCATCGGAACAAGGCATGTCTTGGTGAACTGCAGGATCAACTGCTCGATCCCGCTTCCCCATGTCGTCGTGCCGTTAGCAGCGTGACCGATCATTACTGGCGGGACGCCGAAGATGCGGCAAATCTGCTCGACACTGTACTGCCTACTCTCCAGCATCTGCGCATCTTTGGGATTGATGTTCAGTGAGTGGGGCGTCAATCCTGCTTCCAGGATTGTAACCCCCCCTGCTTTCTCGGCACCCGCAAACTGCGTCAACGTGTCAGAAATCTGCTTCCGCTGTTCGGGCTTCAGTATTTGGTCTGACGAAAGCAGCGTCGTTCCGAGCAGCCCGTTCTTGAACATCCTGCCGGCCGTCTTCTCGCCGGAAAGCGCATTGCCGATCACATTTCTCTCGACGCTAATCGGAGAAAGCCCACGATCGCAACCAGGCATTAGGGCGCCGCGGATATGCAGCATATTCTCCGCAGAAATCTTGCGCTTGCCGCCCTTGCCTCGGCCGTTAACTCGCTCTGTCACCTCGTAGTAGCGTGCGTTGCGGTCGTCCCTGCAAACTTCAACGCAAAGCGGGTCGAACGGAATAAGCGAGGACAAGGAACTGCCGCGCATCTTCTTCTCGGCGAAGAAATTGCCGTCTAAGCAGAGGCACATCGCCACCATGGACCAGAAATCTGCGGCCGTGTCGTCGAAGTTCGGCATGTCGTGCAAGAGCTCATAGAGTTGGCTCTCGCGATCAACGGTGACGCCGTCGTCTTTGTATACCAGACACGGTAGCGTCTTGATGGAGTTGGCAATCAGGTTGACGCAGGCCCACACAGCGTCGAGCTGCATGGCCTTGTCGTAGGTGACCGTTTCGCCGCTGGTGGTCTCCGTTCCGTAATACGCCCGCCAAGGGCCAGATAGGAGGCCGAACGGCTTTCCTATCCACTGCAACAGGCCCATGGCCACTCCTTACTCACCAAGTAACGGTGATCATGTTGTTGACGAAGTCGTCGAGGTTCGCATCCGGTGCGGCTGCACCATCGACCGCAGCTCCAACCGCCATGCACAGGGCCACGGCGGAATCTATCCGTCGATGCGCCAGAGACTTGACGAGGTATTTGTTTTGAAGCGCATCCGGCTTGCTGAATGTGGCAGCCATCATTGCGGTCATGAGAAGCGGATTGCTCCTCAGCCTGATCCTGCCGTCCACGATAAGCGACTCGACCTCGCGGATTGAGCCAGGCATCCAAAGCCCGCCAGGTTCCGGAAGCCCTTCTGCTTGTGCCTGCTCGACAAGAGCCTCATCTGGGTTGCTGCGCCGCAAGCCGCCCTGCGGATGGTTTCGGTGCACCAGATCGAGGCCGAGCTTGCCGCACTCTTCCATGAATTCGGCATAGGCATACTGATCGTACGCAATGGCCTTGATATCGAGGCTCTTTGACGACTGGAGAACGCTATAGGCCACGTAATCGTAGCGTATTCGCTCGCCAGGAATCGCCGTTAGGTGCTTATCGGCCACCCACTGGAGGTAAGGGGCCTTATCCTTGTCGGCGCGCTCTTTGAGCGTGTCTGCCGGCGTGAAGCTATCAACCCACGCATCGAACGTTGGCGCAAGGAATGTGCTTCCGTCTGGCCTCGTCATTTCCTTGTGCCCTGTCGGCACGACATAGGCGACGCAAGTCATGTCCTTATGGGACGAAAGGTCGACTCCTAGGAACGCCGGCTTTCCTTCGTGCTCCTCGATGTCGAAGTCACACATCACCGACTCGACAGTCTTTCTCGGCATCCAAGACGAATGCGCATCGGTCCAAACGCAGAAATACAGGCGCAAAATACCGGGAGCATCGCTGGGAAAATTCTTAGCGAATGCCACCTGAGATGCGATGTACTCCTTACTGACCGTTACGCCCAAAAGCGGGTTCGTCTTGGCCCAACAGGAGTCGTCCTCCAGCGGGTCATCGCCCTTGTCTAGTGCGCAAACATACGAGAACAACTCGTCTGAGCCTGGCCACGTCTCCCCGACGTAGGCATACTCTTCGTCAGGCGTTTGCGTACCAGCCGCAACGGCACAGGCCATTTCGTGTTCACGCCAACAGACAGAGAGCCTATCGCTACCGCTGTTCGTGATCATCATCAGCAGGGGCTGACGTCGGAACTTAAAGCCGGCCTCCAGCATACGCATGATCTCAGGTCCGGGGTGTTCGTGCACCTCGTCGCAGAGCGCAAAATGCGGACGCAACCCCGAGCCCGTCTTACCGGCTTCCTTTGACATCGGACGAAAGAACGATGCGGTCTTTAGATGGGCGAGGTTGTATTCCCGCTCAAAACCTCCGCTCGGCTTGATCTTCTTGGAAAGGTCCGGAGACTGCCGCATCATTTTGACGGCATCTCGGAACAGGATCGATGCCTGCTCCTTCGTCGCTGCCGCCGCGTAAATCTGTGCGCCAGGTTCGTTGTCGTAGACTAGGCCGTACAAGCCGATACCGCCAACTAGTGGCGACTTGCCGCAGCCTTTACCCGCCTCGATGTATGCGCGACGAAAACGCCGAGTGCCGTCGGCTCGCTTCCATCCGAAAATGGAGCCTAGAATGAACTCCTGCATGGGCTGCAGAACGAACGGCTGATTATCGAACTGCCCCTCAGAGAGGCGAAGCTTGCGCTCGAAGAAGTTGAACACGCGGCGAGCGGCGGAATCATCCCAATGAAGGCCGCGATCGGCCGCGTTTGCCAAATCGTCGAGGTGCCGGCGGCAGGAGTTGCGTACGTGAGGCCCAGCCACAATAGCGCCGTCAAGAACAGCTTGCGCATATGCATTAACCCTATCGAGCGCTGGAGTTTCGTCGTCGGCCACAGTTGGCCACTTAGTCGAGGCCGTCTTCCTCGTCGTCCTCTTCATTCGGCACCGTCACTTTTGTGGCGTCCGCAGGAGTGGCGCCCATGGCGCCCAGGCATTGCTTCAGCAGCCCCAGAGCCTGCACGCCGACTTCATCGCCAGAAACCAGGCGAGTACGCAGCGTCACCGCGATTTCAAGGAGAGCTCTATGTGAGCCGTTGAGCCACGGTAGTTCTCGGCAAAACAATGCCCAGACTTTCCGCTGGTTGGCATTCATCCACGTCGGTGGAGCGCCTATCCCCTCGTCGACGGAAGGCTCTTTCCGGTTCTTGAACCGGCCAGCGTTCATTTTGTCGCGCCCCTCGACCTTAGCCTTGCCGAGGGGATTTCTCGGCCTTGCCATGAGGGAAAAATCCTTATTGGAGGGTCAACTTTTGAATTGCAGATGCGTGCGTTCTTGGGTGCCGCCGGTCCCGCCGAAAGAGGGTTTTCCGACTTTTTCGGCACCCCCGTCATATCGGCCACCCGTTGGCGTCGAATGAGATCACTGTCTTGCCGTGGTCTTCTAGCTGGGCATCGCTATCGTGGTGTGGCTTGCAGAGGCTCTGGTGGTTGCTAGGATCAACAAACAAATCCCAATCCCCTCTGTGCGCGATGCGGTGGTTCACAACCGTGGCAACTTCAACAATTTCAGCGAGCAAGCATCGCTCGCATAGCGGCTGGCGCATCAACTGCCGCTCCCTTAGGCCGTTCTTGCCTCGCCAGATTGCCAGCTTATACAAGCGCCTATAGCGCGCCGCCTCTTCGGTACGATGGTCAGCCATACACACCACGCAAAAAGGAAAGCGCCAGGGAGCAGATATACCGCTCAACCTGGCGCATGATTGCCACGTCGCGAGAGGAGGCGCGCTGCGGCAATGGGGTAGACGACACGAAGGCGGAATGGATCCCGCGTTGGCGTAGATCGCCAACCCCTTGCAAGCGCGTCGTACGAGTAACCAGACGGGGTGCGCTATAGCTAAGCGGGTCTGGTCTTGTGGAATTGGAGCAGTCCCGGCGATCTTCGCGAGTTCAAGCGTCCGCTGATCTTCAGCGCTCCAAAAGGAAAAGGCCGCGCGGTGGCGGCCTTCTGGGTAAATCACCCATTCAATTAAATACGGTGCGAGGATGCGCCGGACCGGACATCATGCTGCGATTTTCTCTTCTGCCGGCAAAAATTCACCGCGGGCCGTCTCGTCGAGATTGATCAGCGCGTCAATCGCCGCATCAATGAGCGTTGGACCACGTCTCTCCGCATAGGTGGGTGCCTGCCCCATAGCGACGCCAATCTCCTTCGCTGTCGCATCGGTTATCGCCATATCGAGTACGAACGCATGGCGGCCGAGGTGACGGCGGAGATGATTAACATAGTCGAGAACCTCGACCTGCCGCACAAACTCTGGCTCGCGACCAGCTGCGGCCGATATTTCACCTGTCGGTTTCGGCTTTTTCACGCCACCTACCCATTGCGGCCCGGATACGAGGCCATCTGGGCAGCGAGTTGCCGGAACCGGCAGGCGGTCAAATGGGACGGAGCCGTCCACACCGAGGCTACACAGGAGGTCTCGAGCCTCTTTGACGCCGAACCGACCGTGCTTGTCCTTCGCGCTTGGCTCTTCCCGCGGCAGGGGTGGATAAAAGCCGCCGATGGCCGGTTCGCCTGAAAGTGGCTTGGAATACGGCTTCGCAGTCAGCGGCGATGCTACCGCACCAGGCATCTTCAGATAGCTCCAGATTGCGCTGTCCGGCCTTTCCGGATTGCTGCCGCCCTTGGCGCCACGAGGGCGTTCGACGGGGCGTAGTGAGCTACCCTTGCCCGTCTTGCCCCACTCAATCAACCTGCCATCGCGGAAAAGCAGATTGCCGATCTGGGTATCCTCGCCGCCATTTTTGTTCTTGTGGTGGGTCGGTGCGCTGTCCTTCCGCTCGTAGACGTTGACGGTCTCGTTCGTGAAATGCCACCGCTCTCTGTCGATGACCTTCCAACCGACGGCGGCGAGGAGCTCCGCTTCGGAGGGGCGAACTTCAATAGTGGTCTCCGGACCCAAGTTGTTTTCTTCCAGAGCCTCAACCTCGGATCCTGGAAAAACCATGTTCTTCCAGTGGCGCAGCGCGAATAGCCTCCGGTAGTCGCCGCGGTAGGCCAGTCGTTCAAGTGCCGGCCAGGCCAGTTGCTCGCGAGCTGGCTTGTTGTCGTTCGCTGGCGTGATAACACGTGCCTTGGGCTTTGCCGATGCCGGGCCGGTGTGCGACGCGAGAAGTGCGGATAATTCCGACAGATCACGATGTCTCTGAGGATTGGCCATTTACTTGCTCCACCTGGGTTTCGGGTCGGGAATCTTGTCGATTTCGTCAGACAGCATGGTTGGTATGCCGCGCGGCCATTCCGCCAGGAGCGAGGCCTTGCCTCTGGCAAGTCGAAAGGCAGCAAGCCTCTCTTCCTCAGCTTCTCTGCGTGTAACGCAAAGACTTAGGGAATATTCGGCGGCCTGCTTCACCTTGTCCCGCTCGGCCTCCAGTTCCTTTACCCTGATTTGAAGCACCTCGATTATTCGGTGTGCTTCGGTCAGGTGCGAGCGGTAGTGATCGCCCCGCCTTCGCGGATCCCGCGGCGCGGTGCTGTCAGCCGCGAGCGTATACATTGTTGACTTTGCTAGTGCGCTTTCTCGCCGGGCGGATTCTTCGGCGGAACGCAGCCTCCTACTCACGAATTCACCACATCGTCGAGCAACGGCGCGAGATGGTAGGCGACGCTCGCACGGTACTTCGGCGGCCACGCTTCGGGCATCTCAGCCATGGTCATCGCGGTTCCATGTGCTTGGCCCGAAAGGGGATTGTGTTTGATGAAGGCTGCACGGACGACTTCGCCAACGTGCAGTTGGATGTACGTGTCGGCTACCGGCTCTGCGGTTTCGACGGCTGTGTAAAATCGATCAAGCGCGCGGCGGATCCGGGCGACGTCTTCCGCGGTGGCGGCAATGTCATGCTTGGTGGCGAATGCTTCAGATGCCTTGGTCATTCTGTTCTCCTCTAGCGGTTGCCAAGTTCGGTACGGTCGATCCAGTGCCATTCCCAGCTTTTGTGCGATTCACACCAGACCAATGCCTGTTGCTCATCTCCGGAAATCTCGTCGAGCTCGTCGACCTGTGACGGGTCCAGCCGGTGCGTGATTGTTTTTCCGTTTCTTGTTTCACTGACCTCGATGGCCATGCTGTCTCCTTTCGCGCGCGTGAGTGATCGGTGCTTTGGGGGCTCAAAAACGGTCTCGGGGGTATATCCCCATTCCAGAAGTACCCACTCTTATAGACATCATTGTTTTTATTGTATTTTTCAGATGAAAGACGGGTGAAAGGGTGGGTGCAAGACTGGGGAAAAGGGTGGGGTAAGGCCGGTGGAGATTTGCCGGCAAATTTTCGCCTCCGCCGATTTTGCACCCAGTCTTTCCCCCGTCTCGCGGCGGGTCTTCCCCCCAGCCCCTCACCCACTCTCGAGCGGGATGATGACTGCCGCGTCGGGGAGCGATTCAGCGGACCAAAACCGCACCTTCGACTGGCCGCTCTCCACCGTGAGCCTCGCAAGGTGTATCTCCCTCGCCTGTCGCAGCATGGCCAGAATGTCCTCCAGTCGGCGCTTATCGATGGAGCCCCTCAAGTTCTTCACGATGTCACGCAGCGTGATGCCCGACTGCCCTCGCCTGACGACTTGCTGACGGACACGGAGATATTCTGCCGCTCGATCGTTGTCGGCGATGTTATCTGTGGCCCCTCTAAGGATCACGTGCAGTGAATGCTCGGCCACCGTATTAGCCCACTCCTGAATTTCTCGAGTGATTACCGGCTCCTTAGGATCACACCCAACCGCCACGATTAAAGCCAACCTGGCGGCATTTTCGCCTACGCGGTTCAGGATTGGCCGGTACTGGGGGTCGACCGTCTTTCTCATGCCGCGAATTCGGTCGTCGAAGTCCTCGAACAGATCGTCGACACCAGGCGCCCATTCCGCGGTCATGATGGGATGCGGCTTCTCGTCAGATTTCGCATTCAAAGCGAAGAACGGCCCGGTAAACCGGCCGGCTGACAGACCGAGCAGCCCCGCCACCTGATCCGAAAGGGTGGGCGGAATATTCTCGATGCTGCCGGCTGGGCGGCGTACCTTCACCGGCTCTGCGTTTCCGACGTCAATCAGAACGAGGCGGCCGAGCAAGCCCTCACTGATGTTCCCACTCGAGAGCGCATTCCAAAATGTCGACGGTGTCGAAACGCCATGAATCGTGAAACATGGAGCAACGATTCTAGCGATGTTGCCGGCCGCCTTTTCCTGGCCACCCCAAAAGCCCTGAGGGGCGCCCGTAAGCTCCATCAAGGCAGTGGCGATCTCTGCCCTATGTGTCGCGACGTTTCGTCCAGTGTGATCCGCCAACCAGCGCCCGAATTCGTCTTGAATGCAGACTGACGACGGAGATTTGCGTAGCTTGTTCGTGAGACCGGGAAGACTTCGGATCTGATCCATGAAAAGCCATTCGGAAACCTTGTCGCCATAGTCGGTGCTGTCCGCCAAAGCCGCGGAGGCTCGAATGGTGATGTCCTTGCCAAAGCCCGATTCCGCGAGTCCAACGACGTAGATGTTGGAGCGTAGCCCCGTCGGCCCTTTGTATCGCCGACCGATCAGACCTGCCGTGAAGGCGAGCGAGGCGACGAGTGAAAGGTGGGGCGAAGGGAAGCGAGCGCACGACACGATGAATCGTGCGAAGTCACCGACCGCGCCGGGTGGAAAGCACAGGTGTTCTGGCAACCCGGTAGACTGCGGGAGAGCCGCCGTTGGCTCTTCGTGATCGTGATCGTCGTCATCATCTGCGACGTCGTCGTTTGCCGCAGCAGGTGTTCTTGACAGACTGCCCAACGTCATCCGCACGCCAAGCTCACGTTGCTGCCAGCCAAAGTCAGCAGGATCACGACCGAGCCGCTCACACAGCCAGAATGCGGCATCCTTGGGGGATGGTGCGCCACCCCATTTCTCGACCAGTGAAAGCGGCGTTTCCGACTGCTCCAGGCCGAAGTCCTGGATGCCGTCATGATGAATGCTGAGGTCTTCCTCGAGTTCGCGCCCGAGTTCCTTGGAGGTGATGCGCCAGGCGCCGGTCCCAGCCTCCTTCCGTGCGGATGAAAAGAGCGATGGTACCCACGAGTCGGTGTTATCGAGAGCCGCCGAGTTGACGCGCTGCCAGAACGTGTCGGCGCCTCGGCCCTGCTGGCGCGGCTCTGATTTCTTCTTCATTGGTGTCCCGGCTTTTGCCAAGATGGCGTCCGCATCAGCCAGAAAGGCGTCAACGGCATCGGGCGTGATTTCCGGAAGATCATGCAGCGGAATCGACAGCGGTTCACCGTTCGACCAGACATACGGCAGGCCTGTCTCCGCGTGATTGCCATACGCAACGAATTGTTGTCCTTGGCCGAGGATTTCAACCTGGCACTTGCTTCCGCCGATCAGGTATTCGCCAGTCGACGCCTTGCGACGTGGCTCTGTGGCCTTGAAGATGAAGAGGCACTTCGGCGCCTTGCCGACACGATATGGAGCTCGCTTCGCGCCAGGAATCGCCATCAAGCGAGCAATAAGCTGGTCGGCGATCGCCGCATCTGGTGCGTCGACATCAACGGCGACGATATCGCCAGTCAGAACCCCAGTGTTCTGGTGATCGGCATGCTTCCGCAGGTAACCATCGATCTGCTCAGGGCGCTGGGAGAAATTTGGCCAGTCTTTTATGATCGGGCCTTTACCCTTGGCTGGCACGTAGCGGTAGCCATTCTCAATCAATGCGCGGCGAACGTCCGCGGGTGTGATGTCGCTATTCTGCTGCGCGGGCTGCATTGTGGGCGATCTCTCCGAGCTTTTTGTTGGCTGCTTCTGCAAGCGCAGCGGCGACTGGGTGCGTAAAGGTGGCTGCTGCCGTCCCAAAGGCAGACGGTGCAAAAACACGCAGTCCGTTCCCACCGTTGGATAGCTTCAAGTTGAAGAGTCTAATGCCGCCGGATAACTCGACGTCAAAGCGCGCGATGGTGTTTTTCGCCCCCGAAGGTTCAGGTCTGATTGCAATGACTCTCACTTCGCGCCCTCCGCTTTTCGCGCCACGGCACCTAATCGCTGCCACTCTGCAAAGATGCGATCGCCTCGGCCGTTCTCCGGCAGATACAGGCACCAATCCGCGCCGTTCGGCACCTGCAGGTCAGATCGGATCTTGTCTTCGAACGCCGCCAATTTGGCTGCCGCACTTTGTTGCTGTGGCAAAAGAATCCTCCTCGCCGGCGCGCGGCCGGCTGGTTGTCGTAATGTGTTGGTGGTGATTTCGATGGATTAAGTAACCGGCAAAGGTCGGTTAGCGAGAAGGGGCCGGCGATTAGGCTTTCGCCTTTGCCAGGGCCCTCCTGATGCGCCTAACGGCCATATGGTGATCTCGACCGCGGCCATTCCCGTATTTTCGCCTGTGCTCGTCGAGGTCTGCCCAGTTTGCATTGAGGACGGAAGAAAGTTCAACCATCAAAGGAGTGGATTTTGCTGATACCTCGTCGCGGACGATCCCTCGCAACGCCTCTGACTTCATCGGGTGAGACTTGCCGACCAATGCTTCAAGGATCTCGCGATATTCATGTGATGCGCTAAGGCGACCATCCATAATCAGATCAGGCATGCCGAACACACCGAAATGCAGCTCTTGTTCGCTTATCGCTCTCATGCCGCCACCCTCGCGGCAATCTTATTGTCTATCCAGGCCTGAACTTCTGCGCGCACGAAGGCCACGCGGCGCTCCCCCAGTTCGACAGCGACCGGGAAGCGCCCCTCGGCGCGGTAGCGGTTGAGCATCGTTCGAGACATGCTGGTCATTCTGCATGCGTGGTTCAGCGAAATCAAAACCGGCTCATTGTCGTTCGCGGCGTTCATGGCGTCTCCTCTGATCTTAAAGATCTCTCCGAATCGAGAACTAATAAATGCAAGATAGACATTAATGACAAAAATGTCAATACCGTATTGCGCACATTATTGATTTATTGTAGTTGATGGGCAGATATGAGGTTGGTAATGGCATCACAGAAAGAATTGGTTGCGGTCGTGGCGGACAACATGGGCGTGCCCATTGAAACCGTCACCGTCATAGACAGGTATCTGGCTGAAGCTGGTTTGCGGACTCGGGCACTGAGGGGGCGCGGCAACACACCGATGACCTATCATGACGCGGCGCATCTGATCATTGCGACGGCCTGGGACGCCAACCCTAAAGACGCTGTTCAACTCGTGAAGGCATATCGAGACCTGCCCGCAAGCCGGGTGAAAGAGACTGCGTTTGTCGCTTTCGACGCGCTAGGTTCAACCTTTGGTGCGGCGCTTGCCAATATGCTTGAGTCCGTGCCTGAAGATCGAGAGGCTTTCAGTGCCGTCGAAGGCGCCCCGGGCCACATGTCCGTCCGGGTGATAATGTATGGCCCAGAGCCCAGGGCCGAAATTATCCTGATGAAGGATGGCCAACCTCACACGTTCGAATTCGGCCCGATGTTCAGCCGTCCTATCGATCTCCGCAGGACGGCTGAGTTCAGTCAACTAACGCTCGGTTTCGTCGGAGAGTCGATTGCTGATGGGCTAGACAAATAATCTGCCCAAGCCTGCATGAGCGCCCTCCTGCGCTCCAGGGCATCGGAGCGCGCGTAAGATCTCTCGACGGCATCGCCGACGGCGTGAGCCAAAGCGGCCTCCGCGATCTCTCGCGGAGCGTGTGCAACCTCGGTTGCGTAGTCCCTAAAGGATGATCGAAAACCATGGACAGTATAGACACCACCCCCAGCGGACGTGAGGGCTTTCGCCAAGGACATGTCCGACAAAGGCTTCTTGTCTCGGATGCCCGGGAACACCAGATCGTTGATCGACTGCTCTTTCATCTTCTTGAGCAGGTTTGACGCCTGATCCGATAGCGGCACGCGGTGAAGTTTGCCGCCCTTCATGCGGCGCGCCGGGATGGTCCAGGCTTTCGCCTTAAGGTCAATTTCGTCCCACGTAGCGCCGCGTGTTTCGCCGCTTCTGGTTGCGGTGAGAATCGTAAACTCCAGCGCCCTCGCCCCGACTCCTCCGATGGCGGCCAGTTCCTTCATGAAGGTTGGAACGTCAGCAAACGGCATGGCCGCATGATGCCCGCGGTTCGCGAGTTGGTCGGGCTTGTGCAAAACATGTTCTAGGTTGCCCTTCCATGTCGCCGGGTTCTCTCCGCTACGATGACCTTCTACTTTCGCGGCATCCAAGACACGCTCGATCGCCTCGCGAAGCTTCTCCGCTGTCTCATGTTTGACGCCCCAGAGCGGGCGAAGGAGCGACAGAACGTCCTTCACCCCTATGTCTGCCAGCGCCTTGTTGCGGATCGGCTTGGCATGGTTTTCGAGAAGGTTTCGCCACCTAGCCTCGGTCTTGGCGCCTCGCCACCTCCCAGCCTTCACAGCCGCGTCAATGAACGCGTCGGCGTATGCGCCGAAGGTCGTCAGCTTTGGAGTATCCGCCTGCTCGTCCTTTCGCGCCGCGATCGGGTCCAATCCTCGACGCACCATCGCTCGCGCTTCCTCTGCCTTCTCGCGCGCATCCGCGAGCCCGACTGTATGAAGTGGTCCGAGGCCCATCTCGCGGCGCATGCCTGCAAAGGTGTAGCTGAATATCCAGTACCGACCGCCGCCCTTGGTGACGAGCCACAGCCCTCCGCCATCACGGAGCTTGACCGCTTTGCTTGCAGTGATAGACTTTACAGTAAGCGCGTTACGAGTATGGCTCCCCAT